CCCCGCCCTGCCCAAAAGCAGTCCCTGGCGAAAGCGCTTGTTGCAGGCCCAGTTGTACAGGCCATCCTCAAGTGCTTTCAGAAAGTTGAAGCGTACTTGTCTCCCAAGGCGCCGCGGGTCATCTCGCAGTACAACGACAGGGACAAGTTGACCATGGCAACGTTTGCCATGGCCCTCTCAGAGCACCTGAAGCAGTTTGAGTGGTATGGACCCGGCAAGACACCCTTGCAAATCGCTACCCGGATGACAGAACTGGCGGAGTCGGCCCAGTTCTTGAACATCAGCGACTTGCACCGGATGGATGGGACCATTTCGTACTACCTCCGGAGGGTGGAGAGGTTGGTTTGCATGCGGGCGTTTGCAAACCACAGGGCGGAATTGAATGAACTCCTTAAGCGAAATGTCGATAATGTCGGAATTATGCCGATGGGAACCAGATTCAAACAAGAGAGCGCACACGGCTCTGGATGCAGCGCTACTAGCGTCTTCCAGACTCTTCGTGGCAGCTTTGCCGCGTACCTTGCGTATCGTAGATGCGGACTATCCGATGTTGAAGCCTTTCAAGCCTTGGGGATCCACTTTGGTGATGATGGTACAGACCCAGACCTGCCAGTGGCCGAGTATGAGTGGGCATGTAGGCGCGTCGGATTGGTCCCAGAATCGTGCGTGGTGGCACGCGGAGAAGGCGGCGTCAACTTCCTCGCTCGCTATTATAGTCCACAAATATGGTATGGTTGCCCGGATAGTCGTTGTGATTACAAACGACAGCTGTCCAAATTCCATACTACGACACGCCTACCAGATAATGTCTCGAATGAACAGAAGCTGGTCGAGAAGTGTCGCGGATATGCAGCGATGGATGCAAACACGCCTGTTGTCGGAGAGTTTGTGCGAAGGGTTATTGCCCTTGCTGATGGGCAATATGTCGAGGACACGCTCGGGGTCAGACCCTGGTGGGCAAAGTTCGAGGAGTCAGAGCAGTACCCAAATTCCAACACAGACGGATGGATGGATGCTGACTTCGATGAATTCTTGCCTGGGTTCGATCGTGGGATCTTCAACCTTTGGCTGGACGAGACCCGATGTTTGTCCGACTGCCTCTCACCTCCCGTATGCATGGCGACTGAGTCTCCCGCACCTCAGAAATTTGAGGTCGTTGTTGACGGTGATGTACAGTTTGCCCAGAACGATGGTGAGGCCAAGGCAGACGAGCCCGACGAGGAAGGCAAAGAGGAACGGAAGAACGGCGAAACCGATCCCCCCAAGCCACAACCTGATGGCAAAGAAGCGCAAGAGAACTCCCGCGTACGGCGGGCAGCGCGATCTCGAGGAGGCAAACCCCAAGCGTCTAAAAGTGGTGGACACAAGGGGGCTGATGCAAAACCTCAGCGAGCTCACGCTAAGCGTCCAGTGAAAACACCAGCCCAGAAGAAGAAGAACAACCAGAAGAAGTAGTTGTTCCCTCCAGACAGGGTTTAC